GATAAAGGTTCTGAAAAACAGGCTTGGTATGAGTGCGATCGCTGTAAACAGAAGATAACCAATGCCCACAAACAATCGATAATTCGTCAGGGGCAATGGGTTGCTGTAGGAGAATTCAACGGTATTGCTGGCTTTCATATTAACGAACTTTATTCTCCCTGGCGCACATTTGGGGATGTAGTGGAATCTTTTCTCGTTGCTAAAAATGACTCCGAACGTCTCATGGTCTGGGTTAATACCTCTTTGGGAGAAACTTTTGACCGTGAGGGTGGGGAAGGACTGGAATGGGAGCAACTAGCAGCCCGTGCTGAACCTTATAAACTCTGTACTGTGCCACCTGGAGGTAAATTACTGACGGCTGGGGTGGATGTCCAGGGCGATCGCCTGTCTCTGGCTATCTGGGCATGGGGACGAGGGGAGGAAGCATGGCTGGTGTTTACCATCGAATTGTATGGCGATCCTACAGAGTCGGCGGTTTGGGAGGAATTAGACACGGTATTGTTAGCAGATTACAGTGATTTAAAAGTTTCTGCCGTTTGTATCGACTCTGGATTCAAACCCCAGGAGGTTTATAACTTTGTTCGCCAACGTCCAGGACGTAAATTGATGGCAATTAAGGGGATGAGTAGCCCAGGTAAGCCTATTATCGGCAAACCAACCCCCCAAGAGATAACCCACAGGGGTAAAAACTACCTCAAGGGGATAAAACTATTTCCTGTCGGCACTGATACAGCAAAATCCTTAATTTATGGTCGTTTGAGGCTAAAAAACAAAGGTGAAGGCTACATTCATACCTATTCAGGGCTAGAAGACGAGTTTTATCAACAATTATGCGCCGAAAAACTCGTCACTAAATACGTCAAAGGCTACCCTAAACTAGAGTGGATTAAAACCAGGACTAGAAATGAAGCCTTGGACACTCTTATTTACGCTTACGCTGCTGCGATCGCACTGGGTATGGCGAGGATTAATTGGGACAAGCTATAAAGTAGCAGATAGCAGATAGCAAGTAGCAAGTAATAAATTGCTATCTGCTACTTGCTACTTGCTACTTTTTGAAATGTTCAATATTCCTAAATCAATCGTCGCTGGCGACAGCAAAGTGTGGTTTGACCGATTCTCCCAGTATCCACCTGCTGAGTCTTGGGAATTGTCTTATGCTATTCGCGGAGAATCAACCTTAGATGTCGTAGGGAACGCCGACGGTGAGGATTTTGTGTGTCAGATATCTTCCACATCTTCGTCCAATCTGAGTCCAGGTATCTATCATTGGCAAGCTTACATCTCAATGGGAATGAACAGAACTACCATTGGTAATGGTGCAATTGAAGTCATTCAAGATTTAGCATCAACCAACGCAGGCTATGACGGCAGAACCGAAGCCCAAAAGTTACTAGGCGCGGTGGAAGCTGCGATCGCTGCCATTGCTAAGGGTGAAATGGTACAAAGTTACTCAATCAAAGGCAGAAGTCTATCGAAATATAGCCTGACAGAATTAATACAGTTACGCGATCGCCTGAAAGGGGAAGTCGCCAGGGAAAATGCCAGGAAACAAGGGAGGGATAACAGAACGTACATTCAGTTTTGGAATGGCTGAATCGACAATAAGTAGCAAGTAGCAGATAGCAAGTAGCAAGCATACGAAAAATTGCTATCTGCTATCTTCTACTTGCTACTTTAAAAGATGTTTAGCTGGCTATTCCCCAAGAAAAAACCCAAAAAACGTTCCTACCAGGGTGCATTATATAACCGTCTGACCTCAGATTGGTTCACCACTTCAACATCTGCCGATAGTGAAATTCTTGGGGATTTGCGTACTCTGAGGAACAGGACGCGAGATTTGGTGCGGAATAATGATTACGCCAAGAATGCCGTCCGCGTGATGACCAATAATATTGTCGGCAAGGGGATATCGCTCCAGTCTCAGGTGATGATGCGAAGGGGAGGGAAGCTGGACGAGAAACTCAATACTGAGATTGAGGAGGCTTGGCAGTATTGGATTTCTGCCGAGTACTGCCACACCGCAGGAGTTTTGGGTTTTCAGGATATTGAACAGTTAATTGTTAAGAGTCTGATTGAATCTGGGGAGGTTTTGGTTAGGCTCGTCCGTCAACCTTTTGCTGGTAGTCCTGTCCCATTGGCATTGGAAATTATTGAGTCGGATCAGTTGGCTGATGAGTACACCAGTGGGGGGGATAAACGGCTCGGTATCGAGGTAGACCAATGGCAGCGACCTGTCGCCTATCATCTTTATCCATACCATCCAGGGGATTATCAGTTTTCAGGCAACTACCAGACCAATCGAGTTAACCGCATCCCCAGTAACGAGATCATTCACTTGTTTATTTGCGATCGCCCTGGTCAATCTCGCGGTGTGCCTTGGTTTCATTCAGCTATTAGTAGGTTAAGGAATATTGGGGGATATGAAGAGGCTGAAATTGTGGCAGCACGCGCCCAAGCAAACGTGATGGGTTTTATTCAATCTCCTGATTCAGAGTTTTTTGGCAGTGATGAGAACGGCAATCGGATAACTAAACTCGCTCCTGGGGCGATTGAAACCTTACAGCCTGGGGAGGTTTTTTCTGGTTTTGCTCCCACTAGACCCAATCAGGGGTTTGACCCTTTTATGCGCTGTATGCTGCGAGGGGTGGCTGCTGGAATTGGGATGAGCTATGAATCTCTTTCTCGTGATTATTCAAATACTTCCTACAGCAGTGCTAGAACTGCTTTAATCGACGAACGAGACGCTTATCGGGTGATTCAAGCCTGGTTAATTAGAAAGTTTCATCGTCAGGTGTTTAAATCTTGGCTTTCTATGGCATATCTGGCGTCGGCCATAAGCCTTCCAGGTTACGAGCGATCGCCTATGCACTACTGCAAAGACAAATGGGTGGCTCGTGGTTGGCAGTGGGTTGACCCAGAAAGTGAGGTGGCAGCCTACAAAGAAGCAATTAAAGCAGGATTTACCACCATCTCAGAAGTAGTAGCCCAAACTGGTCAAGATGTGGAGGATGTCTTTAAAGAACGCCGTCGGGAATTGGACTTGGCAACAGCAATGGAGCTTAAGTTTGATACGGAACTCTCTGAGGAAGTAGCAAGTAGCAAGGAGCAAGTAGCAAGTGAAGAAAAAGTAGCAAGTGAAGAGGAAGAGGAGAAAGTGGATCTTCAGAAAATGTTTGGCGATCGATCTGTTGAACTTCCTATTTCCTATTTCCTACCTCCTACTTCAGAGAAGCGTGCCAAGAACTGCAAAAAAGGCAAGGCTTGTGGCAATAGCTGTATATCTCAAGCAAAACAGTGTCGTAAAGATTTGTCTCCTGCTGCTACTGCTGCCTCAAAAGATCCAGTGGCGAAAAATGCTGGTAAGAAAGGGCAGGGTAGACCTCGCATTCGCAGTTACAAACAACTGATTAAAGCTGGCGAAAAGGTTACGAACAAAAATATCCAAGGCAAGCTTGTTTTTAAAGAGTTTCGCGAATTTTATGATTATTTTCACAGTAGCGAGCGCGTGAACCAAACAGAAGTTGATAACAGGGTAGGATCAATTGATTTTATCGGTTTCAACAAAAAAAGTAAAGACTTCGCTGTGGAGGCAATTAACGATTACCAGCGACTCGTCAAAGGAAAACTTACAGATATCGAGAAAGTAGAAAATGCCAAAGGGAGGGCTTTTTGTCGTCCTGACCTTAAGAAAATTGCATCCGAATTTGACCCTATGGATACAGGTATGGGCAAGAAAGTAGCATATCACGAGCTTTCCCATTTGCTGGAAAATCAATACCCCGATATTCAATCATGGGTTACTAAGTGGCGTGATTCTAGGGCAGAAAGTAAAAAACTTGTATCTTTAAAAGAGCTTAGGGGGGACAAAAATTATGCATCTCACGAGGTGGCGGTCAAGGACAAATTTATCAAACCTTATGTGGGCAAGGTTTACCCTGGCATTAAAGATACAGAGGTTTTGTCTATGGGGCTAGAATATTTCTCTAGTCCAAGCAGAATGAAGATTTTGTACGAAAAAGATCGCGATCATTTCAATTTGATGGTAGGAATTCTAGAAATATTGTAATACAATTGTAAATAAAATATTATGCGATTAGTTTTAGAACACGATCTAGGAAGGGTTGAGATTAACACCGATGTATATGATGACCCCGATACAAGAGTTATCCCTAAAATCAGCTATAGTGGCGAAGACTCAGAAACTTTGAAAACCAAGTTTTTAGAGGTGGCTGATGTTGCTGGTGGAGCGTATGGACACTTGTTAAGCATCGAAGCAACTACCAATTTCGATCTTGACTGCGCCCTCGATGATTTTGAACAAGAAGGATTTAAGGTGGTAGAACGCGACCCTAAAACAATTTATGCTAATCCTAATTTCCCTCCTGAAGGGGCATTAAGTTGATGACGGACAAACAAATTCTCAAAGCAGTAATTGAAGAAATCTACACCGATGGAGTGGAGGACATTCCTGAATATTGGCACGATGAAGAGCGTAACGTGCTTTGGGGGACGTTTACCGATGGGGAGAAGTCTTTTGAGTTTGAGATTGACCTTGATAAGGGACAGATAACTTATTGATGGCTGAATCGAGAATAAGTAGCAAGTAGCAGATAGCAAGTA